CCCCCCCATGGGTAAATCCGTCTGCGTGTGAAAAACTGAATAGCCTTCGTACAAATTTTCCAAAATCACAAAATATAACTTCTGCCCTCAAACAAATTTTTCAAAAACCTCAAAACTAATTGACATCTAACACACAAAAATATATAATAGGCAAAAAAGGAATAGTATGCATGTAGATAAAATGACATTAAAGAAGCTATCTAAGGTTAGTCTAGATGAAGATAGAGACAGGTATAGACAATATGTTGAGCTAATATTCAAAGGTGAAACAAAGATAGATGCAATGAAAGAAGTATTCCCAGATAGATACTTAAAGGTTAAAGACAAGGGTAATATGGCAATAGGAAGAGAAGTAGGATTGCTAGAAAGAAATAATATAGTGCAAGATATGTATGCAGTAGTACATAAGACTTGGTGGAAAGACTTTATAGTTAAGAAACAAGATATGTTTAGTAACTTATATGACTTAGCAATGGATAAAGAAAATAGTCCAAGAGATAGGATAAATGCAAGTAAAACATTGTTACAACATATTCCAGAAGCTCCTACAGAAATAAATATAAATAGTGTAGTTGAACATAAGATAAGCTTTGAAGATAAGCTAAAGAATATGCAAAGACAGTTATATAAAGCTGCTAACAACATAGAAGAAGTGGAGGTCATAGAACATGAGGAACTTAAAGTCATATAATCCAGAAGATATATTTAAAGTATCTTTCTGGGCTAATGAGAAAGGATATGAAGCTATCAATGCAGCTAAGAATAGAGCTGAAGCAGAAGCTATTATGTTATTTGGACAGACTTACTTTCCTGAACATTTCCCTAGTAAGCATCCAGTATTACATACAGATATATTATCTTTGTTTTGTAGTACAGCATCACTTAAATCAGTAGCAGTTCCACGAGGTCATAGTAAGAGTACACTTATTTCATTTCTGATGGTTATGTATAGAATAGTGTTTAAGAAAAGGAAGTTTATTGTTATTGTATCTGATAGTGAAGATAAAGCAAAAGACTTTGTTATTAGGATACGAGATGAGTTAGAACATAATGTAATGTTGAAGAATGACTTTGCTGAGAGTGGAGTATTTAAGACTACTGATTGGTCAAAGACTGACTTTGTTACTGCTACAGGAATAAGGGTTATTGGAAAAGGAAGTAATCAATCACTTAGGGGTTTGATACACTTAGATAGTAGACCTGATTGTATTATACTTGATGATATTGAGACTAATGAAACTGCAGGTAGTGCTAGTATAATAAACTTTATTCTTACAGATGTAATACCATCAGCTAATAGAAGAGGAACTTATGATATTTGTTATGTAGGTACTATTATCAGGGATATGTCATGTTTGCATAGAATGCTTATAAATACTGAGTGGACTAGTGCTAAGTGGGAATGTCAAGATGATGAAGGTGATATGATAGCACCAATGTTGTTGTCTAAAGTTGAATATGAAAAACAGAAAAGAATGTATACTGAACTAGGTAAAATGAGTATATTCTATGCAGAAAATCACAACAATCCTATGGTTGCAGATGATGAGACTACATTCAAAGAAGAGTATTTTCAAAGGATAACTAGCAAGGAAGTTCCTGAAGGATGTAACTGTTATATAGCATATGACCCAGCTATGCCACCAAGTGGAAGAACTAAAGTAAGTAAAGTAGATAGAAGTTGTTTTATCGTATTACACACTGATAGCAAGAGTAATTGGTATGTTAGTAAAGTAATTGCAAATAGGGAAACTCCTAGTGCTAATAGACAATTGTTATTCTCTCTTGTTAGGAAATATAGACCTAATTGTGTTTATATGGAAACTATAGCTGCTCAAAGAAGTATGTATATGGAAATAGTATCTGATATGAAGAGAGATAATATAAAATTTGTATTCAAAGAAATACCAAGTCATAGTGGAAGTAAAGAAGCAAGAATTGAACAATTACAACCTCTTTATCAAGCAGGTAGAATATATCATGTAGGAAATGATACAGATTTAGGAGAACTTGAAAGAGAATTGATGCTATTTGGAAGAACTCCACATGATGATAGAAGTGATACTTTATCTTTCTTTTTGAATAGGGTTAAATATCCTTCAAAGACTGTAGATAGGAGATTAGAGGTGTATGATATGTTTGATAGGATGATGAATAAAGGTACTGGAACTAGTTGGAAACTTCTATAGCTGATAATGGTTATCAATACCTTAAGTTTAGATTAAGACTTAACTTTGTACCATTTCACAATAATTTAAAGGAATGCAATGACTGACAATGAATTGAAAGTAAGTGAAATTAGCAAGAATACTGCTCTTGAACATTTAGAAAAATGGTTTCAATTAGATACTTCTTGGGACTCAGTTTGGAGAGAAAATGCAAGAGAATGGTATAACTTATATCATGGTAACCAATGGACTGGTGAAGAAATATCTGCACTAGAAGAAAGAGGTCAAGCAGTATTAACTTTCAATCACATCAAACCAGCTATCGATAGTATTATAGGTTCAGAAAGACAAAATAGACCTAAAATAAGTATGGCTGGAAGAACAATAGATGACCAACAAGCAGCTCAAGCTAAAACATCATTGTATGACTATATCCAATATAACAGTTCAACAGATGATGAAACAGATAAGATGGTTAAAGATGCTCTTATTACTGGAAGAGGATGGATGTATGTATATCCTGAACTAGAAGATGGTAAATTTAAAGACATTATGCATACATCTGTAGATTATAGGGATATGTTTATAGACCCTATGAGTAAAAGAGATGACTTAAAAGACTGTAGAAGAATACATAATGCAGTATTTACTGATGAAGATATTGTAAAGAGAATGTTTCCTAAATATGAACCTATGGTTGATACAACTCATTCATTATTTGCAGGTTCATCAGAAGAAGATATGTGGTATGAGTTAGGAAATAGAAATAGACCTAGACTTATATCTACTTGGTACATAGATGAATCAGGTGAAATGACTTTATGTATATGGACTCAAGGACAAATATTATATTTTAAAAAGAATCCTTATGAAGGAAACTCTTATCCATATGTTCAATATGTAGTTGAAAGAGATTTACAAAATATGCCATATGGTTTAGTTAAAAGTATGGTATCTGCACAAGAAGAAGTAAATAAAAGACATAGTAAAGCTATGCATTACTTGAATGCTAAGTCAGTATTAGCTGAAGAAGATGCATTTAAAGATGCTGAACAAGCTAAGATTACATTAGCTAAGCCTAATGGTATTACTATCCTTACTGATGGAGCATTAGCTGCAGGAAAAGTACAAATAGTTGATAATACAGCATTAGCTAACACACATATTCAAATGATGGACTTTGCTAAACAAGAGATATTAAGTCTTGCAGGTATTAATGGAGCATTCTTAGGTCAAGCTAGTCAATATGAGAGTGCTAAGAAGACTAATATGAGTATTACACAATCTCAAACTACATTAGTTCCTATGTTAAATAAATTAAGAATAGCTAGACATGATATTGCTAAGTTTACTATGTATTTAGTACCAATATTCTATACAGAAGCTAGAATGATAAGACTTATTGAACCTAATGGTAAATATAGCTTTATGCCAGTAAATCAAGCTCAGTTATTAGATGATGATACTATCATGAGAGTAAATGACTTAACTAATCAAGATATAGATATTATCATTGAAGATGCTCCTAGAGGACTTAATGAAAGAGAAGAGCAATTTGCTCAACTATTACAGATACAAGGACAAACAGCTAGACCAATTCCAATGGATATTCTATTGAGATATAGTTCTATTAAAGATAAACATCAGTTGGCTAATGACATTCAAGCAGCTAATGCTATGGAAGCACAGTTACAACAAGCAACTCAAATGATACAACAGTTACAACAACAAATACAACAACTTGGTGGAACTATCAATCAAAAAGATAGTCAGATTGTACAAATTAGTACAGCTATGCAAGTAGGAAAAGAAGTAACTAAAGCTAAGGAAGAAATAGCTAAAGA